TCTGATCCAACATTAGTTATTGGTTGTGGTGTAGGTGCGTTTTCTAAACCGACATTTATTCCTAAATCTGTATTTATTTTAGTAGCCATTATTTCGGAGGATTGTAATTATCGTAGGTTAAATTAAAAGTTTGACCACTAGCGTTTGGTGTAGACGGTGCTTGATTAGCCATATACATACTTCCTATATCTACTGTTGTAGATAAAGCATAGGTCATGAAACTTGGTTTGTATGCTCTAGGTAAACTTAATATTTGATTTGTGTATCTTCTATTATAAGCAAGACGATCAGTTGCAAATGCTCTAAGTTTGTTTTCGTAGTTTTGATCTACAACATTAGTTTCTTTACCTGCCTGTCTAGCTATATCGCCAAGAACAGTCATTTCTAAATTACCACCAACATTTCTTTCTCCAAGTGAAGCTTTTGCAGTTCCTTCAACTTTTAACTTTTGAGTTAGTATCTTTTCTTTTTGTAATGATGTTTGATCTTCAGCAACTTCTTGTTTTCTTATAAATGCGTTATCTGTGTAAATAGCTTCTTCTCTTAGATTTTTAGCTTTTACCTGTGTATCTCTATTTATCTGGTTTGCCTCTGCTTTATCAGATCGGTACTGCGTATAGCCTTGTAATATTCTACTTGCTATATACGCTTCTGGTGTACACATATTTATTTCTTCTCCTTATAAAATCCGTAAAATAAAACATCGTTAAATGTTTTTTCGTTAATAATTTTAAACCCACACCACTTAAGCCAAGTTAAGTGAAGTTTATTTCTACTGTCTATGTAATTAAAAAGTACAGGAAATTTATCTGACATTTCCTCTACTCTGTTTTTACATTCTCTTAAAAATTTAATCTTTAGTTTTTTAATCTTAGGTGTGCATAATAAAAATGGAGAGCCAATATTCTTATCATCTAAAGATGCCACAACTCCATATACACCTGCAATTTTACCATCAACAAAAAATGAACGACAATAACTAGTCATAGCAAAACCTTTTAATAAAGTTTTCTGCACGTTAGTTGTTCCTGTTTTAGCTTTGATTTCATCCTCATCTGCGGGTCTTAAATCTTTTGCTAATAATTTTATATGCTGACTTGTTGCTTCTATTTCATCTATTTTCATTAAGTTATTATTCGTTGAGAAAGAACAGAGAATACTCCCTCCCACTCTGCCGATAAAAAGTTACATGGTAAATAACTATCGGAAGATATGAATATAACTGTATCTGTGTTTTTACATTGTATAGGAAATTTAAAGGTACCACTTTCTAAATTAGGTTGCCCAATTGTAAACGTACTTGAACCTAATATTTGTCCTGTAAATTTATATACTGATGTACTTCTTGCTAATGGAGTAAGGTTTACTTCAAAGAAACCTGTGTCTCCAAATATAATACTCATTTTCTTTAACTGTAATCTACCTGTGTTAACAGTAGATGCGTTGCCTGATGTCTTTTGTTCTCTCACAAAGAAAGTAGGAAACTGATATTTAAAAGTATATTTTCTACCCACTATCACTGGGTTTGCAGAATAATCCCCATCAACTACAACCGTAGTATTTGTTGTGCTGCTAATAGTTAAGTTTCTTCCTTTTTGTGTAGAAGACCATGCACCACCTAAAACAACTTCCATAGAAGCAGTTTCTTCATAAGGTAATGTAAAAGTAGTTTTATTAGTACCAGAACTATATGATCCTGTAAGACTTGTCTTTCTGTCTAACAAAACAGGAAACTCTAGACCCGTGTCTACTTCATTAGTTTTTAAATTAAGTTTTTCTAAATATGTACCATCAGCTCTTTTAACAACTAAATATAAATAGTTTTGTATACAATCCCCATCTAGTAGTACATCTGTTGATTCAAATTTATATTTAGACCATGATCTTTGTAAGGCCTTTGATCCTGCATCAAAATAAAATTTATAAACAAATAAAGAATTTCTTTCTCCAGAAGCAAAGGCAAATAGAGTATTTTCAGCTGACGATCCTTTTAAACCTGTAAGTCCACCTGTTATATATCTTGGTAGGTTAACTGTAGTATCTAAAGCATCTTTAATTTCTGTGTCAGCATTTACATAGTATTCTCTAACACCTGCAAAACTACCTCTAGATATTCCAAAGTAAATATTCTGTCCAAGACCAATAGGCTTAACACCGTCATCTATTTCATATTCTGTAGTTTGATTAATAGATACAGTTTTAGCTGAAAGTATTTCTTCAGCGTCTAGTGTAAACTGTGATTGATCAGAAAATAAAACTAGCTGTTCATTAAAAGGTACAGCATATTTTAAAATTGAAACTTTATTGTGACTAACGGCTAGGTCAATCATATCATCATCAACAGCAGTAGTTACTGTTGTGGCCCAAAAGGTAAAGAATTTACCTGCCTTAGAAAATATTACATTTTCATCAGAAAGAAAACCAAGTCTATTTCTATAAAAGAATATGTCATTTATTTTTCTACCAACGAACGTAGGGTCGGGGCTAGTTACCTCGTCCCCTACAGTTCGAGATGCAAACTCTGGTTCATTATATGTAGTACCACCAACCGTGTAAGCTGAACCGTCTGCTTTGCAAAATCTAAAATTTCCATCAGCTGTTCTAATTAACAAATGAGGCATTGTTGACATATCAAAAGAATTATCTAATCCATCTTTTACTGTTTCAACCCAAGCAGAACCGTCCCACTTAACAAAATAATTATCAAACTCTGTTCCACCATCTCCAACAATTTCTGTAACAAAACCTGTGTAGCCTTTGTATGGTAAGTCAGCAAACGAGTTTGTTTTATCTTTAACTAATATTAAACCATCACCACCTAAACCATCTGATACAGAAGCAGTAAATGTTCCTGAGTTTTTAGAAACATAAATAATAGAACCATCTCTACTAATTGTATATCCTGATAAATTAGAGTTTAAATCGTTTGTTAATTCTGTTGCTATATTATCTGTTGTAATTGACGAAGCGTTACTAGAAGTAGAATTGTCTAAAGTTTCATAACTAGCAACAGATGATCCATCAATTGTAATTTCATAAGTTGTTTTATATTGACCATTCTTTACATAAAATATTGCTTCATCTGGTCTAGTTGTAGAAACACTACCAGACAATGCAGTAGTTTTAGTTTTGTTTACAATAAAAGTATAATCAGCAACAGTTACTAAATTAAAATCATCTTGTGGTGCTGATGATGTTAAATAAGATAAACCATCAGGAGTAACAACAGTTTTGTTATTACCTGCAAGATCATAAACTTTAACAGATTGGTTGTTTACTAAAACAACATACTGTTCGTTAGCATCTCTATTAATAATATGTACTTTACTATTTGTTAAAGTATCAGTGTTTAATTTTGCAATATGTTCTGTAGCAGGTCTTTTACCTAAACCACTAATAATATCAGAAAGGCCATTCTCTTGTATTGTAGCTTGGTTTGGTAGTTTAACTGTATCTGGTTGTTGGGAAACTCCATTTAACAAATTTGGAAGTGAATTTGAAATTAATCTTGCACTCATTATTCATCGCTAATTGTAGTTTTCGCAGGTTGAAAATTATCTCTGTCGATAACTCTATATGTACTGTAGTTATCAAAGATACTGTGATCTCTAGTATCTCCCTCATGTTCTTTCAAAGCAGATAAAGCTTGTAGTTCATCAATTTGATGAAACGTATGTAAAGTTTCAGACGCTAACATTCTATCTTGAAATATTCTAGAGGCTCTTATTGTAATATATCTTCTTGCTGTTTCTGGTAAATCTGTAAATTCTAAAAACCAAGTTATATTAACTCTTACATCTTTATTAATAGTGTAAGTATGATTTTCTCTATCCCAAAGTTTTCTTCCTCTTTCAACTAAATCTAAATCAGCATCTTGATTAGAGTTATCTACTCGTAAACAGTTAGATGGTAATTCAATTTGATTAGATGTATTTTTAACTAATTTGTAATTAGTATCAGTATTAAAATGCCAACCTACACTTTGTACTTCTCTAGAAACATTATCTAAAATTTGAATAGCAATAGATACATCTGTAGTAGTCGAAGATGTAATTGTGTTAACAGGACTTTCTCCTATCGCTGTAAGCATTACATTAACGCTTTCTAGTTTTGATGTTACTGTAGTTGTCATAATATAAATTCTATAAGTTAATAGAGAGGCGACCGAAGTCGCCCCTCAATGTAAACAACGTAATTAATTACGCAGTTTTGATTTCAATCGAACAGATTGGATTTAGAGGTGCATGACCCATAGCATACTTAGCTACCATCAATGTACCTTGTCTCTGAATTTGGTATTCCATTTCAGTAGACAGATCCATAAGTTTAACTGTTCCAACTGCATTTTTCTGCCAAACACAACCAACTGTTGTTGAGAAGTCTCCAGCAAAATTTGTGCTAGAACCTTGTGCAACACCAGCAGTGATGTTTGTAGATGGCAAGTTGTTTGTAGGTACAATGTTAATACCTGCAACTTTAAGAACTTTACCATCAGAGTAAGAACCAGATCCACCCCAATCTCTGTTAATAACAGTAGTACCTTGAATTAGATTGTAGTAAGTCGCTGGTGCAACTGCACAATATCTATCTTCTGCTGGTACATCGGCTGCATCTAATTTTTCAGCTGCACTGAAAATAGAAGCTGCTGCTGAAGATGCGTTAGTTACAAAGTCAGCATCAGTGATCGCCTGT